AATGAATGGGAGTTCCCTTGCTATAAATTTCTGACGAAGATTTGTACTTGGTAACATCACTGACAGACCTCGGAAAGGAGATCTCTTCAGGAGACAGTTGCTTAAATTTCTTGCGGCAGTTATCTATGTAGTCAATCATATCATCTTCAGACCCTGACATCATAATTTTGAAAGAATCCTTAAGCATTTGACGACATGGGGCAGGTGTGGATGACTTTACTGCTTCGATGCCCATCACTTTCAGTTTAGGTTCGGAGTATTGAACCCCCTCACTATTCCATACATTTAGAATATATCTCTTCTTAGCAGTCCAAATACCACGATCAGCGATATTCTCCCGCTTCATACTCATCTTTTGCTCATATGCCGAAACATAATCCGCAAGTTCTTGATATGAACATTCAATAAAAGGTTCCAGTTTCTCCTGGCAGATCTTGTCAAGTAACCCCACAACTGCTGCTTTATCGCCAGACTTACTACTAAGAAATTTAGTAACAAGAGGTCCAAGATTAAGATAGATTGAGTCGGTGTCAGATGCGATGACATAATCTTCGCCTTCTGTCTGCAAAAGTTTATTTAGATATTGGTTCATTTTGTTCTCGATCCAGCGAATCGAGACCTGACCAGACAGAGTGATTGCTTCAGCGTTTGCTAGTTTGAAATACCTGAAGTATTGATTACCAATAGCACCATAAGCAGAGTTAAGAGAAATCTTCTTCGCCATTTGAATGTTGTTACATCTGGCGATCTCTTTTTTAAGTGCATCAGTAGGAGTCTTCTCGTACTCCTGCTTTGCTTTGAGCATTCTCTTCTTGAAGATGACACGCTCACCATACATTTTCTCCATCAATTCGGGCAAGAATCCCTTCTTGTCCTTGCGGAACATAGCACCGTTTGCACAAACAGCGTAGTCCTTATACATCTCAAAACTTATTTGCTCACCAAGTATCTTATCAACGCTGGCCGTGGGGTGCCTCTCATCGAGAATTGTCTCTGGTGAGATATTGTACTGCATAATAAGATGAGGATACAGACTGTTGAGGTCAAAACTGACCACCCAATCGTATACCCCAGGAGTTGGCTCCTTAACATACGCCCCCGCATACTTTTCATCCTTGTCAGTCTGTACTTTAGGTGGAATAACAATTCCCTTCTTCTTCAGGTAGTTGTAGATGATGGTATCCCACATCCGTACCTGATAGAAGACATCATTATAGTTCACCTTGGCATCATATGCCATAGTCAGAGCGAGCTCGATCAACTTCATCTTGTCCTCAAGACGGTCTACGAGCTCCACATCGATGATGTTGTATTCTACAAACTTTTGCCAACCGTTAGTGTAGAAATCTTGGAAGGTGTCAAACTCAGAGTGGTCAAGTTTCTTCTGACCGAGTTCTACATTGGCAATATGGTCTAGACGATACGATTCTTGGTTTGTATAGGTAAATTTCTTGTATAGATCAAGGTAATCTAGTTGCGTAATGCCACCAATATCATAGAAAATCTGCTTACGACCCTTGATAAAGACCTCTTTTTGGGACACTAGACCCCAAGGAGACAGTCTCTTAGCAAGTTTTTCGCCCAGAACACGGTCAATACGCTTCGTGATGAATGGGATGTCGAACAGTTGGATGTTCCAACCAGTCACAACATCGGGAGTATTCTCCATCCACCAGTTGATGAAACTATTTAACAGGTCACGCTCATTATTGAACTGAATGTAACGAACATTGTCCTGTTTGATCTTGAATGGACCCTGACCCCAGGTAGTAATCTCTTTTGTATTGTAATCTTGGATAGTAATGAGCAGGATTTCCTGGTCAGCAGACTCAACATCAGGGAATCCGTTCTCAGAACGAGTCTCAATATCGACCGTTACGAGACGAATCTTGCTGACATCAAAGTCAATTTGATCTTGAGGATACTTATCAGAGATATACTGATAGATGAACCTCTCGTTACCATAGATCTTAAAGTTTTCTACCTCACTATACTTCTTCAAAAACTCCCGACAGTCAGAGACGAATCCAGGTTTAAGTGGTTCGACATAATCACCGTCGAGAGTCTTGTAGAAGGTCTCTTTCTTAGCAGGAACAAATAATGTAGGTTTGTATTTCTCTCTAAACTGAATGTACTCACCATTTTCATAACCACGAACGAGGAACTGGTCCCCAATCATTTGTACATTAGTATAGAATTTCATTCAGAAATCAGTTCGTTGTATGCTTGCAGGATAAAAGGTTCTGGATCAATCAAAGTCAGGATACAATCGCTCTGAATTCTACACTTGTTTTGAGATGACATGTTCATCACATCCCAAGGTTTCAGACGCTCTTTGTATTCACCCTCAAAATCGTCATCTTGAATCACAAACTCATATGGTTTAGTGATTTCACAGTCGGGTTCACCAATATCGGCACCATAGACTTCCTCTACACCACCAATGATGCACTTATAATCTTCTTTGAAGACAATCAACTTAACTTGCATCGGTAATCTCCTGGTACATTTTCTTCAGATCGGCAACAGGTTCAAACAATGTTGTCACCGCATTGGGGTTAACAATGAAAGTAGAGTCTACCGTAAGAGCCTGCCAAGTTGCAAGGGAAACTTGAGATGTATTTTCTAGGGGTTCCTCAGAACCTTCTTCCATCAAGGTCATCGTAGGTTGCAAGATGATCCGAAATGGGTTAGTGAACATATACTGACGCTGCTTATCCTCAGGATCAATCAGTTCTTTAATGTCAGCAATGACTTGTTCACCTTCAATGATTGCTACTTTAATGGACATGGGGTACTCGTTACCTCTTGATATTATAGCACAGTATTTAGATCAGGGAATCATAGTCTGGATCATTCAAAACATCGAGTGCTCCTTGGATTCGATCAATCTCATCTTGAGCAGCAGCTGCTGTTCTGTTAAGACCATATCTTTCTTTTTGCAATTCACTTCTTTCTTCTTTCAGAGAATTGATACTAACAATTAGAGGCGAAACTTGTGCTCTAAGCGTAGCAATTTCAGAATTTAAGGCAGTTATAGCATTTTTACAGGCAGTACAATTAGCATTATCAGTGCCAGTTGGACTAACTGAGGTTACACCATCAACGCTTGTACCATATCCAGGACCCTCTAAACCATAGTAAGTACCTAGAGAAGGTCCTCCACTGTTAGTATAAACATTCATAGATCCAATTCCAGCATTAGATGCTGTTATTGTGTTGTTAGTAACACCTCCAAAGGGATCAGTTCCACTATAACTTTCATTGCTTAGGTTCCAGGTCTTTCCTTGAAGCAAATCTTCGTTTACATTTTCTACAGATGTTGTTCCACACCCAGCAATAAACTGTCCTGTGTTTGCAATACTGACAATTTGCTGCTGTTTAATAGAGATGTCAGCGATAATCGAAAGAACTTTGTTATCAAGTCCTTGAGTTGATGGGTCAAAATTCTCTAGTTTATCTCCGATAGGCTCCTTCTTTTCAGTAACAAAATCGATAACATCACCCTTGATCTTTTTCTTGTCATCTAATTCGCCAACAAGATTCCTTGTTTGTTTGGATGCCATTGCCTATCTCTGGAAATAAAAAAGGGGGGATACCTCCCCCCGATATTTAGAACCAGTTCTTCCGTTGATGATGTTCGGGAACAATTTTCCCTAAAGTCACACTCAGAAGACCGTCTTCAAACTGCACATCCCTGACCTCTGTCTCGTCGGAGAGCGTCCAGACCCGCGTGAAGGACCTCTGTGCTAGTCCTTTATGCAGATACTTGGTTTCGGTCTCCTGGTCTTCCTTCTGCCCCTCTATAAAGAGTTTACCTGCCTCTGTATAGACCACAACCTCTGCCTTCTTGAACCCAGCCAGAGCGATTTCCAGTCTAGATTCTACGGCACTTACATCTACAAGGTTGTATGGGGGGTAATTAGAAGTGGTTTCGTGCAGTGCAAAGATACGATCGAAATAATCATTCATACCAATGCTATTCTTAGTGATCCTGTCCAACAATTGATCCATGTTGGCAGCATGATACTTCGCTAAGTTAGTCATCTTTAGTTCTCCTTTGAAAGCGAGATTACATTGTGTGGACCCCGAAGGCATCCACATCTATTTAACCATATTAGCATTAAAAAGGGGGGTCGGTAACCCCCCTAAACGGTAGCGTATTATCCGTATGTAGCGTGTCGCGCACGAAAGAGCGACGAATTATTTATACGGTTTCCTCACCTTCTGCCTTTGTTTTGCGACCAATGTTGTATTTGGTCTCTAGTACCCAATTTCCCTTATCTTTGTACGATAAAACTTTGATTTGATTGAGCGGAGCAATGTCTTGAATCTGCTCAGCATCAACGACAGTAATCAGACCCCAATCAGCAAGGAGTTGAGAAATTCTGTTGCGTCTCTGAACATCATTGACGGTCAGGTTTGCCTTCTTACCATCAAGGGCAAACAATTCCTTGAAGTGAACGATGTAATATCGCCCCTGCTTATGCAAAATATGACAGGATTGGTAGAGTTTCTTCTC